AGGCCCCATGGAGTTGCGAATGTGTCTCCTCACCATAAAACAAGCGCCGCTCATCGCCTTCGCCATCTAACCGAGGCCAGCCATCCGCGATTTGTTTGTGTAGTACCAAAAATCTCGGCCAGTCAATTCAGGTACTACCAAAAAAGGCCCGAGGATATTGGTACTACACTAATCGCTCAGTCATTTTGGTACTACAAACGAGAACCGCGATCCGGCCATGAAAGAGCAGCGACCCGCGAAGGAGAAGTCTTCGGCCTTCGGCAAAGCGAAGAAGGCGTCGGACAAGTGGAAGAGCCACAATGATCCTAACCGCAAGCCTGGCTCGTATCTGTTCAAGGCTGGCCACCACATCGGCCGCCCCAAAGGCTCAAGCAACTTGGTCGTCCGCGACTTGAAGAAGGGTCTCATCGAGGCGGCCGTGATGCACGGCTACGACGGGCTTGGCGAGGGCGGGCTAGTGGGCTATCTCTACCTCCTAGCCGAGAAGCAGCAGCGGACCTTCGGTGGCCTGCTCGCGAAACTGATGCCGCTTCAGATGACCGGCAACGTCGGCCTGGGGATCACGGCCATCTCGATCTCTCCTGTGCCGACGGACAGCTACGTCTCGGCCGACGAGGCGAAGAAGGCCATCGAGGCCACAGTGGACGTGATGAACCAAGCAGTCATTGAGCACGTCGAGAGTGACGATGAGCTCAATGACGAAGATGAAGACGAAGACGAAGACGAGCGATTGTCCAACGAGGTTCGTTGACAATGAAGCCTGACGCCCGCCAAATCGTCTGCGAGGAATGGCAGCGTGCGGTCAAGGAGTTCAAGTTGCGACCTGGCACCATAACCGAGAAGGTCGTAGCGAGGATCGTCACGCGCATTGATGAAGCCCTTGGAGACACAGAGGCGTACCAACGCTACACCGACAACCATCCAACAATTCACTCCAATCGCTTCCCTGCGTGGTCGGAACTGACCGAGGATGAGAAACAGAAATGGCGTGACACTCCGTGCCGATCATGAGGAGAGACCCGATTCGGATGAGCGTGCCGCTTTGCCGCAGTGACCCGAGCTACGAAAGCGTGATGCCAAGAATGGTTAGTGACCCGAAATGACGCAGCGTGCCGACGCCCAGGAGAGACCCGAGGTCGATCAGCGTGCCGAAGTTCGACAGTGACCCGGTGATGGCGAGCGCCGATTGAATACAGAGACCCGAGAAGAGGCAGCGTGCCGACTTCGAAGAGTGACCCTGGTGACGAGAGCGCATGACCTCTCCCTTTAAGTTTCGACCAACGGATATCGAAGCCGATGTTGACAAGGACGGCGAGGTCGCAGACTGGGAAGACACCAAGCTATCGAACGCGATGGCGTGGGGCTCGGTCAAGTTCACGCCGACCCTGTGCCAAGACGAGAGTCACTGGTCGTCGAGGTTTGCGGTCTATCTCCATACGTCGTGTCCATGCTGCATGATCTTTCGCGGTCTCATCATCGGGCTCTTCGCAGGGCTCTCGATTGGGGCGCTGATCGGCGCCATTATCTTCTGGCTGTTCCAATGAGCATCCTGACCGACGATCTCAAGGAGCTGGCCGACTGGGCCGATCTTCACAAGCACAACTTCGCCGAGCGCGTGGCCAATAAGGCCAGGTTCACAATCGAGCGCCTCGAGTCGGAGACCAAGGACCTCCGCTTGAGGCTCATCGACGCAGAGCTGAGAGAAGCAGAGGCAAGGAAGCGATGAGCAAGGCCCGCAGTCCCAAACACGTGGTCGCCGCCTCCGTCAAGGAGGCGCTCGTCGACATCGAGCTCGCCGAGGACGAGGAGTTCGACATCGCTGAGGCGATCCTCAAGGCCCTCGAGAAGGAGGGTTACGTCATCTCCCTCCGAGACAAGGGTGACGAGCAGTGAGCGCCACTCACGACTCCTCGCCCGAGGCCCTCGCTCCGCGGAAGGTTGTCCTTGGTGAAAAATTCGTCAAGACTCTCTGGAGCCAAGCACGCCACAAGGCGCTCTACGGAGGGCGCGGAAGCGCCAAGAGCTGGAGCATCGCCACATACCTCTCCATCCTCTCCGCGGAGAGGAGCAAGCGCATCGCCTGCTGCCGCCAGTACCAGAACTCCATCCGAGAGTCCTCGAAGGAGTTGATCGAAAAGAGGATCGAGGCCCTCGGTCTCACTGACGGCTTCACGATCACGGACACGCAGATCACGCACAAGAGCACCGGCGCCAACTTCATCTTCCTCGGCCTTGATCGCTCGGTCGAGAGCATACGATCACTCGAGGGCGTCGACATTGTCTGGGTCGATGAGGCCAGGAGCATCAAGGCCAAGTCTCTCGAGATACTTCTCCCTACGGTTCGCAAGTCCGGGTCCAGTATCATCTATTCGTGGAATCCGGAATTCAGGGACGACGCCGTCGACCACTACTTCAGGGGCGGCGTGCAGCCACCGAACTCTATCGTGACCCGCGTCTCGTGGCGGGACAACCCGTGGTTCTACACGACGGCCCTCGCCCAAGAGAGCGAGACGCTCAAGCGAGGCAACCCCTCCCGGTGGCGCCACGTCTATGACGGCGACTATGACGAGCACTCGGAACAGCGGATATTTACTGGGGTCAACGTTGGAAGGGTAGAGGTCCCAGCCAACACGCCGGCGTACTACGGTCTCGACTTCGGGTTTGGTCAGGACCCCTCATTCATCACGAAGGTCTACGTTATCGATGGCAACCCTCGCAAGCTATACGTTGCTGGTGAGGCGTTTGGTCGAGTGTCAATGGATGCGCTTCCTGGCCTGGTCAGGGCAGTCGTACGTCACGACGATGATCGGGTCATCGCGGACTCCTCTCAGCCAGGTACGATCGGTTTCCTTCACGCCCGCGGCCTCAACGTGGTGCCCTCTCGCAAGGGAGCTGGCTCAGTTAAGAGTGGGATCAATTGGCTGCGTGGTCTCGAGATCTGGATCGCTCCCGACTGCCCGGGAATGATTGAGGAATCTCGCCTCTACAGCTGGATGACCGATCGGGCAGGCAAGGTCCTCAATACCCCAGTCGATGCCAATAATCACGGCTTCGATTCCATCAGGTACGCAGTCCAGGACTTGATCGAGAACGACGTGGAGGGAGATGGATCAGCCGCCGTTGACGACGGGGGAGTCATCAAGCTCTCCCTGTGGAGAAAGACGAGACGCTAGGTGAAGAGACTCCAAGAGGTGCTTCGTGAGCACGCGATCGACAAGCACACGAGAGACTGCCCGGCCCACCACTCCAGGTGCGAGTGCGGCCACGATACCCTCACGCCGAAGCTGCTCAAGCAGGCGGCCAATAGGATCGATGACCTCGAGCAGGAGCTGAGGGACGGCCAATGGCGACCCGAGGAGCAAGAGAAATAACCAAAGAACAATCATTAAAAAGAAAAGAAAAGAACCGAGAAAGAAGGAGAAAGAAACGTGGGCTGTGGATGCGGATCATCAGGCAGGAGCTTCTCGACCAGGGGTGGCGGCGGTGCGGCCAGGACATCGGTCATGCACTCGCCCCAGCCTTCCTCGGCCCACATCCCGAGCAAGATGGCTCCTTCTCCGCAGAGGCACATAGCTCCTCTGCACGCCCCGAGCCAAGGCCCGCGCTCCGAGGTCCAGCGACCGAGGACCTCGCAGGTCATACGAAGACGAGTGTAGTTTGAGGCCGAGCTCGGCCTCAAAAAGTTTCTGCCCGCGATCACCCTTGAGGCCGGGACTTAGATCCGGCGGTTGTTCGGGCAGCGACAGGTTGAACCGGCCAGGCCTCACTTCGAGCGCTCGACGTGCCCCTGGCCGGGGCAGCTTGCAGTAGGGAGTGGTCAATGACGGACGCAGAGAGGCAGCTCAGGAGATTGATCCTGCACGACATCAGAGTCATTCGCCAGCGAGAGGAGGACCTAGCCAATGGCCAAGCTCACCAGCCGCCGACGCAAGAGCCTTCCGAAGAAATCATTTGCGATCCCGTCGAAGCGCAAGTATCCGATTCACGACCGCGCCCACGCATCAAACGCACTCGCAAGAGTCTCGGCTCACGGTTCGGCTAGCCAGAAGAAGATCGTCCGCGCTAAGGTGTGCAGGCGCTACCCTACTTTGCCGAGCTGTGTCTGATGGCCAGACGCACCAGCCAGATGTACGTCCGCTCCGCGGCCAACGAGCAGAGGCTCCGCTCCATCCGCGAGCAGAGGAAGACCAGCCCACACAACCCGAGCAAGCGCCCAGTCACGCTCCCAACAATCAACTACCCACCAGAGCTCGTCGAGAGCGAGCAAGACGAGGAGGAGACGACCAATGACCGATCAACCCCAACCCCAGCAGACCGATAACAGGATCGCCCTCACCGGCGGCATCTACCCCTGCGAGGACGGCACGTGGCGAGTCGCGACGTGGTTCTCCAAGATCGCGACCGAGGCCCAGGCGAATCACCTCTCTGGCTGGATCCAGGGTCTCATCGCCGCCAACGTCACGCCCAATCCTCAGTCTCAGCCATCTGCCCCTCCGAAGGATGAGCAAGGGATCACGGTCAACGGTTCAGGGTCGACCTGACATGGCCTGCTCCGGCTGCGGCGGCAGAGTGTTCACGCACCCACGCAGGTCATCCCAGGTGAGCCCACCCAAGATGTCCCACGTCAACCCAAGGTCCGCGGCCCCTGCGCCCCAGCGCCTCGTCATCTCCAAGCGGCTCGCGGACCAGCGGAGCAAGATCAACTCGCCAGAACCGAGGAAGACATGAGCGCCCGCATGGTGACCCTCGAGAATAAAAATGAACCTCCCATCCCAGTGGTGGGAGGTTCAATGGTCCACGACGCAAAGTGGAAGGCCAGCGGAGAGATGCGCTGGCTGAAGAAGAAGGGCCAGGACGAGGCCGAGCTCCAGCAGCTGATGGTCTCGGACCGCGGCGAGTCCCAGTGGCGCGCCATCCGCCTCGAGGTTGAGTAGTGGCCCTCCTCGACATCTTCCGCAAGCGGGCCCCGGTCCGCGAGCAGTCAGATGAGCCCATCTCTCCCATCCAGGTGATGGGAGGCCAGCCTGTACGCTTCCTCTCTCCTGCCGCGGCGATGACGGCGGACGTGGCCCAGAAGAAGATACCGCCGCTGTATCGCGTGACCAACTTCGTCGCCTCGGCAGTTCAGGTGGTCCCTTGGTACGCGGAGCAAGACCCAGGGGAGGTCCGCATGGACCAAGCAGGGAGGTCTAAGGTAAAGGCCTTGAACTCCCTGCTCCGCTCCCCGAACGACACCTTCACCAGCCACCAGATGCTCTACTGGCTCGCACTGAACATGATGCTGTACGCGCGGGCCCACTTCAAGGTCGGCGTCGGAACCAACAACCAGCCCAACGGCATCTACCCGCTGGCAGCCAAGTATGTCACTGGGCAGCTCAACTCGAGGGGCGCGGTCGAGTTCTACGAGTACGGGACCACGGAGAACAAGGAGCGGATCCCGACCAGACGAACCGCCCAGAAGCGCGGCGGCAACCAGTCATATGCCGCAGAGATTAGCGTCCCTTCCCTCAGCGGATTGGTAGAGTACAACAAGAACCCGGCGGCGATCGAGTGCCTCATGCTGCCGCTCCAGATCATCAACCTGCTGCTCCAGCGCGCCCACGACACGGCCTCCGGCCACCCCAATGTCAAGTACGTCATCACGGCAGAGAAGACGCTGACCAAGCAGCAGCGCGAGGCCCTCCACGAGCACCTCGAGGCCTCCTCCGCAGGAGAGGAAGATAGTGGCACGGTCCTCCTCCTCTACAACACCTCGATAGTTATCCACAAGCTGGACAACGACCTCAAGGACATCCACTCGAAG